GTCCTATAACGAGGACGGTTTGCGAACCATTTTCGAGATTTATACCAGCATCGACTTTGGTGACGGCGTTGAGCCTTACATTTTAAGCATTGATAAATCCAGCGGGCTGGCGCTCTCCCTGTATCGAAACTGGGAACCAGACGACGACATGCGCCGCGAGCTGGACTGGATTGTTGAGTTCCCGTTCGTTCCTTGGCGCGGCGCTTACCCCATCGGCCTTACGCACATGATTGGAGGCCTCTCAGGGGCCGCCACAGGCGCTCTGCGTGCGCTGCTTGACTCTGCTCACATCCAGAACGTGCCGACGCTCCTGAAGCTCAAGGGCGGCCCCGGTGGCCAGACCATTAACGTGCAGCCGACCGAGGTTGTCGAGATGGAGGGCGGCGCACTAGTGGACGACGTTCGCAAAATTGCGATGCCGCTGCCGTTCAATGGCCCAAGCCCGGTGCTGTTCCAGTTGCTCGGATTTCTGGTGGACGCCGGCAAGGGAATTGTGCAGACCACTTTTGAGAAGCTTGCCGACCAGAACCCGAACCAGCCGGTTGGCACGACGATGGCCTTGATTGAGCAGGGCATGGTCGTTTTCAGCTCGATTCATTCGCGCCTGCACAGCTCGATGGCGCGATGCCTGAAAATCCTGCATCGAATAAATTCGGCCTATCTGACGCAGGACGATATTCAGGCGCAGGCCGCAGGGCTCAAGGTTGAGCCGTCAGACTTTGATGGCCCGATGGATGTCATCCCGGTCAGTGACCCCTCGATTTTCTCAGACACTCAGCGCTTCGCGCAGACGCAGGCGATTGTGCAGCGGGCGGGCATGCTGCCCCAGCTTTACGATATTCGTAAGGTTGAGGAAATGTTCTTGCGTAACCTCAAGGTTCCGGTGGCCGAAGTGTTGCTGCCGAAACCGGGAGGCGAAGACAAAGATCCGGCGAGCGAGAACATCGAGGCGACGATGGGCCAGCCGATTTTTGTGCTGCCAAAGCAAGACCACTTGCAGCACATCATGACGCACATGGCGTTCTTGAAATCCAATCTGTTTGGCGCCAACCCCGCCATCATCAAAACCTATCTGTTCCCGATGGCCACGCACCTCCGCGACCATCTGCTGAACTACTACATGGTCGAGACTCATCAGGCCGTGATGAAGGCGAAGAAACAGGGAATGATTCAGGACGACCCGACTCAGCAAACCCAAATCATCATGCAGGTTCAGCAATTCATTGAGCAGCAACTGAGCGGGTTTGGCGAGGAGCTAGCGCAAATCACTCAGCAGGCTCAGCAGTTTGCTCCGCCGGCAGGGCCGCCGATGCCGCAAGACAATTCGCTTCAGGTTGCTCAAATCAATGCTCAGGTTCAGCAGTCTGCGCTTCAGCAGCGCTCGCAATCTGACCAAGCTAAGCTGCAACAGCAGAGTCAGGTTAGCCAGCAGAAGATGCAGCTTGACCAAGCCAAGCTTCAGCAAGATGCACAGCTTAAGCAGGCTGAGTTTCAAGCGAAACAGCAAGCAGCAGCACTTGACCTACAGAAAGAGCAAATGCGCCAGCAGGCCGCAGACCAGAGGGCTATGCAGGAAATTCAAGCTAGACAACAGATGAACGAAGCAGATAATCAAACCGCGCTTCAATTAGCGCAAGCTGAAATGCTTAGCGGAGAGAATTTTTCTGTTAGCACTGGGACGGGCATAAATCCCAACCCATAAATTGAGGGAACATAATGAAAGACAAAATTAAAACTGACACCGTTGACCTTAACAGCGGCGCCGTAAAGCAGAAGCATCGTTTGGCGGCAGGCTTAAAGGTTGATGGGCAGACGCTGCCCAGCGCACCGCCGATGCCTAAGACCCCTGCGTGAATTTAGAAACAAAGTTATTAAACCGACTCAAGGTCGAGCAGCAGACATTTGCGCTGACAGCCTTGAAGCGGCCTATCGAACGCGATGCCTTTGAGTACGGGTATCGAGTGGGTCTCGTAGCAGGCTACGAGGCGGCAATCAATGTGCTTCTTAAACTGATTGATGAGGAGGAAAAAGGTGGCAACGACCTCTAATGAGGACGCGCTGGCGAATGCTTTTCCCGCTGTAGAAGCCGGGATTCAGCCTTTCGGAAGCCGCGTTCTGGTGCAGATTCGCACGCCGAAGAAAAAAACCGATGGTGGCATTATCATTGACTTAGGCACGCAGGATACGGAGAAGTGGAACACGCAGGTGGCCAAGGTCATTAGTGTTGGGCCGCTAGCATTCCGTAACCGAAACACGATGGATGCGTGGCCTGAGGGAGATTGGTGCAAACCCGACGATTATGTTCGCGTCGCGAAATATGGCGGAGACCGCTGGGAAGTTCCAATCGGCAATGGCGAGACCGCGCTGTTTGTGATTTTCAATGACCTCGACATCATCGGGCAAGTAATTGGTGACCCGCTGAAAGTCCGAGCTTTCATCTGAAGGGAGATGAGAAATGAGTCAAACCATGCAGGAAAATGACGACGACGAATTGCAATCAGGGGCCGACAACGAAGAAATTGTTATTGTTGAGGACGGCTCTGATGACAATCAAGATGACCAACGATTAGGCATCAATGACGACGAGCGCGAAGTTATTCGCGAACGACGTCGTCAGGAAAAGCTTGAGCGAAAAGACCGTCGAGACAAGGCGATTTCTCGCGACAAGCTAGAGCTGGATTTCCTTCGTAAACGCAACGATGACCTTGAGCGCCGGGTTTCGGCGCAAGAACATCGAGCCTATCAAGGCGACCTTCAAAACCTTGATGGTCACCTTGCTGCCGCTGCCAATGAAGCCCAGATGGCTGAGCGCGTAATCGCCAAGGCTGTTGAGTCTGGCAATGGCGATGACGTTACGCAGGCGATGCGTTATCGCGACCAAGCTATCATCAAATATCAGCAACTGAGCGCGATGAAGCAGCGAGAGGCGCAACGCGCCGCTATGCCGCCCGCCGCCCAGATTGATGACCTGACGATGCACCATGCCTCAGAGTTCTTAAGGGAAAACACTTGGTATGACCCGCAGGGTCGTGATGAGGACTCGGCTATTCTGCTGGCGATTGACAACGCAATCGTCAAGGAAGGCTTTAATCCTCAGACCGAGGAATACTGGGATGAGCTGCGTGAACGAGCCGCCAAACGCTTGCCAGAACGATTCAGGCCTAACCGCTCAGAGCGCCGTGAACCTCGCGGCGGCCCGGTGGTTGGTTCTGGTCGCGAGCATGCTCCGGCCTCAACTCGTCGAGAAATTTACATTAGTCCAGAACGCAAACAGGCTTTAATTGAAGCCGGCGTATGGGACGACCCAGTGCTTAGAATGAAGTACGTTAAACGGTATGCTGAATACGACCGTGGCAACAGGGCGTAATGGCCTTGATTTTTATCAAAAAAGCATCAGACTTATGCTCAATCGCTGAAAGGAGCGAGTAATGACCGACGAACGCTTAAAGAAATCCGCTGGTGAAGGTCGCGAAAGTAGGGCGATGCAAGATCGCGCTGTCTCTGAAAATCGCGAAATTTCTGACGATGAGCGGGTTGAAATTTTTCGTCAACAGTTTTTCCAGTCCTCTCTACCGGACTTGCCGAAGATTCCCGGCTGGCACCCGTGCTGGCTGACGACGACGAATCCCCGCGATTCCATCCAAACGAGAATTCGTTTGGGCTACGAACCCATTAAGCCGGAAGACGTTCCCGGCTGGGAATATGCCACGCTCAAGACGGGCGACTGGCAGGGTTTTATCGGGGTTAACGAAATGCTTGCTTTCAAACTGCCTATGTCTCTTTACGAGAAATATATGCAGGAAGCTCATCATAATGCGCCGCTGCGTGAGGAAGAAAAACTCACCGACACGGCAGAATTCCTTGAGCAGCAGGCACGGGCGTCCAAGTCGAAAATCTCAATCGGCGATGGTCTGATGGAAATGGGACAAGACCGAGAAGCTCTTTTTGAGCTTTCTTGACGTAATTTTTCATCCATTAGGAGCTAAATATGGCCTCAGTTAGTGCCCCTTTTGGCTTTCGCGCATCGTTCCACAACAGTGGCCAGATTCGTCCGAAAGCCTATGTGATTGCTTCGGGTTATGCGACGAGCATTTACTCTGGCGATCCGGTCAAACTCGTCGATGCTGGCACCGTTCAGCTTGGCACCAGCGACGGCACCCGCTCGGGCACCGTTGACGGTATTTCTTTGCTTGGCATCATGGCCGGCGTTGAATATCGTGATGCCA